TTTTTTTTTTTTTTTTTCTCTCGCTGATGTGTTCACGTTATGGTCCGTTACTCACACCAAGTGGCTTGCCAATGTCCTCAAATATCGTGGGCGATGAGGGCCTCAATGACCTCGCCCCCGATGACCTGTGCGCGGGGTGGGTGTTTCGAGTGTTGCTTCCCCTTCTTGTCGACATAGGTAAACTGGTCAAGCCAGCCCACCGCGCCGGAAGCAACACGCCCATACGCGTCCATGAGATCCTCCAAACCAATCCCATAGACATCCCGCAGGTAATCGCTGAACGAATCCGGATCCAACACATCCGAATTCTTCACCTTATCCACGATATTTTCAACACCACCCATTTCGTTCATCTTCGTCAGCCTGACGTCGAAGTGGGGTTTCGCGCTCATTTCTTGAGCCGTCTCCAACAGCAAGTCCTTCACGCCGGGCACGAACCGGTGCTCATACGCGGCAGAGTAATACTTCCCTGCCATGTAATCCCTATCCCCAACCTGAGTGTTACGATTCGCTCTCAGGTTGAGCTTGGCCAGTACGCGCCCGAACTGGGGAACGGGACGAGTTCTCACTTTGTCGCTCACATAGCGTTTCCTGTAGAAAGTGCCATGATGACGCGACGGAGGGACAAGGACCTTAGCCTGCATGCCCGCTTGGGGCACAACAACGCTGATCGCCTTTTCCATAGCCTTGACCTCCGCCTCGGGTAAGAGCCCCAAGAAATCGTCCCCGCCGTGTATATGCGTGCTCTTTTCGACCCCCGCTAGCAGAGCAGCCGCTAGCAAGAGAGCACTTCCAACATAAGAGTTTCCGGTGGTAGTGGTGGTCTCCCCAGACCACCGCTGCCCATTGACAGTTGCCTCGATACCATATCGAGTCCACACGCGAACACTTGTGTTTTTGGCGAATTCACGCACAAACCACGCCGGAGCCCCATGCTTCGCATAGAACATCGCCTCTCGACGGCGAAATTCCACACTCTGTGACCCATCGTTATTGGCAAAGTCGCTTTCCAACATCACGCCCGGGGCTGCATGAATCACGTCTCCCAGTTCCTCCCCGGACTTGCCGCATGCGAAAACGACAACATTTCCGGTGTTGAGGGGGTTCTGGTGGCTGAGAGAAATTTTCATGCGACGTTGTAGCTCCATGACAACGCAG